TTAAAACTGTCAGGCATGGAACTACCTACTCCTGCTGCTATATCCGCCCAAGCCTTTGCCAACCCTTGTTGTAAACTAGTTGTAGCTGTTCCCTCACCTCTTACTGTTATAGCATTAGCAGAACTAACACCGACTAGTGCATCTACGTTTAATGTACTCATGCTAAGTCTCCTATACTAGCCATTATGCAAGGTCTCCCATTAATATACAGCCAAATTGACTATGGTCTTCTTGGGCTGAACCTAAGTCTTGTGAATTAGCTCTATATTGAGATGTTGTTTTTGTGCTAACTGCTCCACTAGCAGAACGAAGCCCACATAAATTTGTTTCACCAGAACTAGCTTGATCAATTTTTTGATCCCACGCTTGTGTATAATTTGTGCTTGCCATGTTATTTGTGAAAGTACAACTATAATCGCCCGTACTATTATCTGTTATATTACTATGATTAAGACTGTCACCTAATACAACTGTACCTGCTCCACCATCTGACCTTTGCCAAGCCTTACACAACCCTTGTTGTAAATTTGTTGTTGTTGAATTTCCCTCTCCAGTTACAACGATTGATCCTGCTGTGGTTACACCAGTAAGAGTATTAACTTTTAGTATACTACTCATGCTAAGTCTCCAAATATTTGAATATAGTTTATTGTGTCCAAATCTTGATCTACATTTGCATCATTAGATGTTGTGTTGTATCTCAAACTTCCTGCTAATATTGCTCCACCAAAAGGTTGTACGTTTCTTGATGTAGCATCTGTACTTGATGCTATCCCACACATACCACCTATTGAATAAGTAGCATTTCCCATGTTAGTTGAAAATGAAACTGTGTAATCTCCACTTCCTCCATTATCTACAATCCCACTTGTATTTAAAGAATCAGTAATTGCAGCAGTTCCAGTTCCAGTAACAAACCACCATGACTTGCACAACCCTTGTTGTAAATTTGTTGTATTTGTACCACCTTCAGCAGTTACAGCTATACTTCCTGCCGAACTTCTACCAGTTAATTCATCTAATACTAATTCACTACTCATACTATTGTCCAATTCCCACTAAGAGTTATAGTTGTGCCAGATGCAATAGTTACTGGTCCACAAGACAAAGCATTGTTAGTTGCATCAACAGTTAATGATCCAACAACAGTATTTTCATGTTGTTGTATGATAGCTTCGTAACTTGTAGTGTCAGCTTTCTTACCAATATTATTAAACATATTAAACTCCTATGCGTAAGGACTTGTTCCTAAAACACTTGTATCCCAAGCTGCTTTTAATTTAGCAATAGTGTCTGCATTAGTTATTGCACTTGCTGAAGGTGCATCTCTTAATGCTTTCTTAGCATTTTTAGCTGTGGTTTGTGCATCACTATCATCAGCTTCTAATGCTTTCATATAAGCTACATCTTGTGCTTCAAGTAAATCTTTTCTAACTGCTCTTATCTTATCTTTAAAGATTACTTTAGATGCAGTTAAATCTTCAGTTATAACTGTGCCTGATAATGTCCAAGCATTTCTAAAATGTCTGTCTGAAGGGATTGTTGCATTAGATGCTTCAATCATATTCCCATCTTTATCTGCTATGTTAGTTGCCATATTATGCCACCTCTTGTTGTTGTATTGTTAATTCTTCTGATATCTTCCATGAGTTTCGCCATGTTCTTGTACTTGGCAGTTGCGATTTCTTGCATATAACAAGTCTTGGTTTGTTTGCCTTATCCCAGTCTTGCCAAACATGACGAGGAATATCTTTCATTATTAAATATTCAATCGCTTGTTCTTCTGTCATTGCATCTATTGGTTTAGTGTTATGTAAAAGATAACCTCTTGTATGTTTTTTAAAATCAGGTTTAGCTTCGTCTTTAGCTAACTCCCAGTAAACTCTAACATCAGGTAAAATGCCACCTTGCAAAGCACAAGCTAACCAATTTGGATCAGGGTGTGTTACTTTTGCAGGAGCATCAGGATCATTCTGATCTTCCCATACTACACAATATTCTGTTTTATGTGGCTCAAGGTTTTCTTTCGCCCAACATAATCTATCCCATAAATGTGTACCTTGAAATTCAGGTGTTGTTATCATGTGATCTCCATATAACTAAGTATAACTGAAACTTTATCTGCCACAGAACAATCCACACTTATTCGATCATCAGCATTTAATATAATTTTGTTACCAGACATAACCTCTACTGTAGAACCCACAGCTATAGGTACGTCTTTTGCAAGATGTGCTGTAGTGTTTGCTACTGAGCCTGATTGATCTGTTGTACTTACTACTTTGACAGAAGCTGTAACTTGTGCTGTGTGAACATTTGCAAGACTCATTCCTATAATAACAGCTGTAGTGCTATCTGGACAATCATATATCTCCTCAAAAGTTCCTGCACTCGCAGGTGCAACATCTCTTGTAGTTAGTTTGAATGTATTTGCCATTTTATCTCCTTATCCGAGTGCGATTGCTAAAGCTGTGGGATCATCTAAAGTACAAGCAATCGTTATTGTATCTGTAGAGCTACCAGTTGTTGTAATGTTTGCACCAGCTGCGATTGTTAATGTGTTGCCATTTGTAATTGTTTGATTAGATCCAGAAGTACCAGCAACAGTAAAGCTTGTCATATCTCCATCTGATCCAGCTGCACCAGTAGCACCAGTTGAACCAGTAGCCCCAGTTGAACCAGTATCGCCTTTATCACCATTTCTAGTAAAATGTACTGACAGCTCATCTGCTGCACTAAAAGTATTATTTGAAGCTAGATGGGTCACAGTTAATTTGTTGTAACCGCTTGCATCTGTTGCAGATCCAGTTACAGAAAACCTGGCGTAAGTAGAGCTGTCGTTTATATCTATAATGTGAAGATAACCTTTAATAGTTGAGGTACTGTCATCCCAAGTAATTGTATCTGCTTGTGTTGTTACACCATTAGCATCTGCATCATCTATATATATAGCTGTTACACTTGCATAAGTTCCATTATTGAAAGCTATTTCTCCAGCTCCAGGATCAGTATCACTTGTTCCAGTATCAAACTTATAAAAGTAACCTGGTATTGCTCCATCTTCACCAGAAGCAACAAAACTTAAAAATACTTTGTCGTTGTTAGCAAAAGTTCCAGCTGTATCTATATAAGTTAAAGCTAGTTTTGTGTAACCACTAGCATCAGTAACCGCACCAGATATTTTAAATACAGCCCAGGTATCTAAAGAATTTGCTTTAGACATTCTAATTCTGCCACGATTTGTGTCATTGCCAGTAACGTCATCAAAGCTTTGAACCCATGCAGATACATCAGTTCCATTAGCTTCAAGGTCATCTACATAAGCGATTGTAGCTGAAGATAAAGTTGTATTATTAAATCTAATAACACCACTACCAGGATCAGCATCAGTTGTTGTGGTTGAATATGTAAATTGTGCTGAATCTCCGCCAGCTGGCAAAAAGTCTGCTACAGTTGTAAGGTTTCCATCACTATCAAAACCTAATGTTTTTGAAGCTCTAGCTGTTGCACTATCAGTAAATTCTGGAGTTGTAATAGTGTTTGTTCTTGATACTTTAAATGATCTATCTAATTGTTCTTGAATATCCTGGGTAATAAATGTCAATCTATCAAGTGCTGTTTCGTGATCTTCAGCTGCAAAAGGATCGTTTTCTACATAATCTGTACTCTGTGTTAAATCAAGTGATCTTCTTATAAGTACAGTTTCACCAGATTGCGGCCTTTTATCTGAACTTGAAAAATGAGCATCACTAGAACTGCCTGTATTGAATTTAAATAAAACATTACCGCCACTATCAACCCCAGCGTTAGTAACTATGTAATCAGTATTTAATGTTTTAACTGTTTCAGTTCCTGTTGCACTTCTTACAATTACATCTAAATCACCATCTGCAAAGATTTTAAATTCATAGATAAAGCTATGTAAAGTTCCATTACCATCAGCAGAATTTTTAATTGTGGTTGTTGATACTGTCATATCTACCTCATTATATTATTTATTTTTTCGAACTTCTTTTTTTTGATAGCATTTGATCTTTCTATTCTATCTTTGATAGCGCTACCAAACTTCTCATCATTAAGAAGATCGTTTTTTGCTTCTGCCCTAGCGGATACAACAGCTCCATTTAACATGGTTTCTGCTGTCTCTCTAGCAGATACATCTCCTGCAACTAACCAGGCTTTTTTAAGATTTTGATATTCACTTGTTGCAATTATCTTTTCAGCTGCATCAAGTGTTCTGATACCAGAGTATTGATGTAACTTATCAATTTCTTCTCCTGTAAGACCTACGTCAGCATCCCAGGTTTCATGATGTTTAGATGGACCAAATCTTAAAGCAATAAACTCCTGGTCAATTTTATAAGTTCTTTTAGCATAAGCTTCTTGAGCTTTCCCACTACCAGCTAACTCATTACTTTCTGTAACTGCGTTATTAGGTCCTATAGTTGAGCTGTAAATAGGACTGATTATGTCTGGTCCATAAGCTCCAGATAACATTATTTTTTGACCCCACAAGTTTCGTCTTGGGAAAAGATCATTACTTAAAAATGGGATCTGTGATTTTAATTGATCTATTAATCCATAAGTTGCCCTTACTAAAGGATCAACCGCTTTTTCTCCCTGGGCCGCTATTCTTGGTACAATAGATCTCCAAAAGTTTTCAGCTGTTGAGCCGGCATATCTGTCTGGATCTTGCAAAGCTTTCATCAATGAGCTGAAACCTTGCATAAAGGTTTTATTTGTCATTTGATTACCAAGAGCTGCTGCTAAAGCTGACATTACAGCTTTACCTTTTTCGTCATCTCCATCACCACTTTGCATGGCTTCTGCTGCATCTGCCGCCAATCCTAAAATTGATGAGAATGGCTCAGCTGCCTGGTATGAATAGTATGTATTACCAACCTTAATTGAGTAGGGTTGCCATCCGGTTCGTCTTAAAGCGCTTCTTAAATCTGGATCAGTTGGGCCACCACCTGTAACCTCACCATTTTTTGCCATCATAAATACAGCAGCTCCTGTAGCGTTACCCACAAATAGTTTTGCCTGGGCCATTTGACCAGCGGCTTTGTCTGCTGCTGAAGCACCAGGAGCTTTAGCTGCTTTCATAGCTGCCGCAGTTTCACCATAGAAAAATCCAATAGGTCCTCTATCAATAGCAGCATATTTAAATGCGTTATAAGGTGTTTTGAAAAATGGCAGAAAATATCTCATTCCTGGTATTTTTCTTATTGCGTTAATTCCCTTACCAACATTATCTAAATCAGTTTGTAGTGTGATATATTTAGCGTGTGAATCTGTTTGTTTTACAGCTGCATCTGGTGGATTAAATACATAATCTCCAATATGGTTTGATAACTCATCACCAGATAAACCTTTTGTTTTACCAGATCTATAGGCTTGCTGATAAATGCTCATACGTTTTGCCATTACTTTAAAAAACGTATCTTCAAATTCTAGCAGCCTTGTTGGTATTCTGCCTAAAGTTGCAAAGTTACCAGCAATATCAATAAAGTTACCTATCATTCCATTAGCTTCAAAAGCTTCAGCTGTAAAATCATTACCAAATCTTTTTGTGCCAGAACCTTGTAGCTTTGATCCCTCAATAGGAGATTGACCATATTTAAAAGATGAACCAGCTGCGCTAAATGCTTCTCTTAAAACCATTAAGCCAGCAAATAACTGTGCGTTTCCTTCTCCTATGTAAGCTCCACCTTCACCGCCCATAGCTCTTTTAACTGTGCCTATGCCACCAGCAACATAAGATTCACCAACATGAGCCAAGGTTGTAAGAATGTTTCCTGTAATATTTTTAACATGAGTAATACCGGAAGATAATAAAATGTTTATCCAGGCTTCGTATAAAGCATCACCCATCTTTTTAAGCTTAGAGCCTTTATTAGCAAAAGCTAATTTAGCTGCGTTGCTTTCACCAGAGGTAAGATACATTCTAGCCATATCTTTTATATCATCTACACCGCCAAAGCTTTCTAATAGAGTATTTACATTAGCTGTTCTGGTTTGGTCAAAATCACCACCCCTTACAGGAATCTTAAATTGCCCTAACGCTCTAGCTATTTCTGTCTGCGCTCCTTTAATTTGAGCTTGTAAATTACCGACTAATTCTAATTGAGTCCTAAAATCTAATACAGCCTGGTTATCTCCGCCATCTGCTTTCAATGCAAGCTCATCTAATTTCTTAACTTCTGCAACTAAAAGTTCTCTGGAAGCCAGCATTGTTTCTGCTAGGCCAGCATCTGAAGTTATTACGCCACCTTTTTTTCTACCTAAAATATTTTGAGTTAATGTTTTAGCATCAACACCTAAATCATCAGCAAGAGATTGTGTTGCTTTTTGTGTTATTTCACCTCTATTGGCATCTGTTATTTTGTCACTAAAAGTCTTACTAACGCTTTCTATTGTTGCTAATACATTCCCTTCATCTGGAATTTTAGCATCACCACCAGCGCCAACAGCTCTAAAGTCTGACAACATACCATCATTGAGATTGACCGGTTTTAAATTAGATTTAAAATTTTCTGCGTTTTTAGCTTCTTCAGCTTTTCTAATCTTTAATGCAGCAGCTTCTTTTATGTATTGTTCTTCTGTTACTATTCTTACAGGTAATGTCTCAAGCTCCATATCCTTAGAAGCAAACCAGGTAGCATTGCCATCCATCAACCTGTAAGTACCATCTCCATTATCTATAACACTTAATGGACCTCGTTTACCTCTTTGGCCACCAGCCGCTTCAGACATTAGTCTTTTAGCAACAGGTATTCCTTTATTATCAGCACTCTTAGTAGGAATAATCTTATCTATAGCTATATCAACAGTATCATTTGTCCTGGTAAAATATGATGAGCTATCTTTAAGATTAAATGCAGGACCTTTAACATCTGTTCCAGGTGGTTTTGGCCCTATAAAATTTTTATTATCTATTAATTGCTGTTCTCTTTGAATTGCTTTTCCAAAAGTGTTATTGGAATTTTTCAGTAAATCCTCAAGTTTTCTTAATGGATAAGAAACAACAGGAGCTACATAATCAGACACAACACTTGTTATACCAGAGTATTTTGCTAACTGAATAAACTGTTCATCCTGGTTAACAGGCAAAGTATAACTGTTATTACGCACAATATTTTGATTGTCAAAACTAATACTAGGCTGAAGTAACTCAGATCCATCAAGCGGTTTAACTACGTCACCAGCAACAGATTTTTCAATATCAAGATTTTCTATGGAGTTTGGTATAGACAATTATATTTCTTTCTAACATAAATTAAAGACATTGGAAACACTATATTCCAGGAACACTTAAATTAATTTGATCGTAAATTGGTTTCCATATATCCGCACCAGCTACTAAAGCGGCGGTTGCTATGCTCTCACTTTCTTTAAGCATATTTTGATAGTCACCTTTTTTAGCTTCATCTTTTTCTATAACCCTAGCTTTATCGTAGATACTCCAGAGCTGTTCTTTAACAGCGCCCATTTCCTGTGACCAAATCTGAACTTCTGCTTTCTTGCCTTCTGGTGTTGTAACAATTACTTTTCTGTCAAAGTACCCACCAGGGTAAGCTCTCCAGCCTTCATCAACTATCTCATAGTTTTCACTTAACATTTTTACGATTGCTTCTGCATCTTCTGGTCTATCAGTATTAACACCTGTTCTGACAATATCAGTTACTTGGTCTGGATCTGTGTAACCTTTAGCACCTACTTTTCTTCTTAGGCTGTCTTTTGTTTTTATCCCTGGGTCTACTGTGGTTGCACTTGTAACAACAGATTTGTCATTAACATTTAATGGATTTTCAGTAGCTTCTTTTAAAAAACCAACTAAACCAGCTTGAGCTTCTTCTGCGTTATTATAAACTTTCTTTAAAAATCTTTCCGTAGGACTAGCCATATCAGCAAGGAAGTTTGCACCTTTAGCTAAAGCACCACCGAAAAGCGCACCCATGCCAAGAGATTGAGCTGACTGACCAAAATCAAACCCTGCCTGTTCTCCGCCCTGGATCTTTACAGACTGTCTAAAAGCATCATCAGCAGCAAAATATGTTCCGCCTTCAAATGCAGCCAGAGCTGTTGTGCTTTTAATTGATCCTTTAAAGGCTTCGATTATGCCCTTTTTAGTTGTCTGAGCTACACCATGTCTACCAACAACACCTATGCCAAGCGTTCCCAGGCCTACATAAGTAGTAGGATCTGTCAGCATATTCTTGAAAAATCTTCCTGTTCCTGCCCAGGTTATTTCTTTATCGTCATAAGTTTTCATCATTTGCAGAAAACGAAACTTAGTATCGTCATCCATTTCTGCAAGCTGACCGGTTCTTATTCCCATCATTGGTAAGTTATAATTAAAAGTTCCCATGAACTCTAAGCCAAAATCTGCATATTCTCTTTTCTGCTCATCTGACATTTGTTCAAATGGTATATCAGCTAAAAGCTTTGGGCCTTCAGCATTATTACTATTCATTATTCTTTGGGCAGCAGATCTGTAACTTGCAGGACCTACTGTACCTACATTCTTTTCACCAGCCTGGGCAAAAGCCACATTTGGTCTATAAAACTTATCATAGATAAGCTTGCTGCTTACAATCCAATTAGTATCTGAAAAAAGATCTTCTTCTTTTATATCTCTTTTTATATCAGTTTGATCTTTGTCAAATAAATAATCTGAATTAGATTCTGGCGGCGCATCTTCTGCCCACGATTTCTTATGAAGTATATCTTGCCTTCTGTTAATATATTCGTCTAGGTATCCCATGCCATATCCTATTTAGGGTTTTTGATGTCATCTTCTTCTGAAGAAGTAAATATACTCAGTATGGAATCCCAGGTACTTACACCACCAGATTTTGCATCAGTATCATTTTGACCTTTTTGCGCATTGAATTGTTTAATAAAATTACCTTTGTCGATTTGATAGGCTTCTATTTCATTTATTGTTTCTTTTTCTAAAACAACTTCTATAGGTGAATAGATGCGTTTATTCGTTGTAGGGTTTATAGGATTACTTTTTACAAATTCTCTAGCTTTGATAATATCGTCTTTAGTCCAGCTTTTAATTTCCTTTTTGCCAATCACTTTTGACAAAGCAGAAGTCGGAGCTATAAAACCTATATCTTGCTCCAGGTTTCTTGCATACATACCAGCAACCTCTTTATAGGCTTCTAGTGGGGATTTTTTTCCATCAGTAACAAGAGTGTAATAAGTAGACATAGCATCAGCTCTTAATAAACCTGTGCTAGTTTTTTGTTTGTAACCACCCATTACAATGCCACCAGCTGAATCACCAATAGCTGTTTTTAATATACCAGCATAACGCTTGATCTGGTTTGATTCACTTGAGCTGTTTAAATATCCTTTTGCAGTTTTAATAATATTAACAGCATCACCAACAACTAAGCTCCCATTTAAACCAATATTACTTTTAACTTCTTCAATAACTTCCATAATCTCATCATTGTTTTTTGCTTCAGCTAATCTTTCATGAAAGCCAACAACTACAGAAGCATCAGACACAGGCGCATCTTTTCCTAAAATAAGATCATTTAAAATTTTAAATTGTTTGTCATCAATGTCTGCATTTTTATAAGATTGTAAAATTTGATTTGTTGTAGGTAACTGAACTGTAGATCCATCTCTTGAAGCTTCAATTAAATTAGTTATAAAATTATCAAAATTACCCTGTTGTTTTATTTTAAGATCTTTTGTATTTTTTTTAGCAGTTCTATTATCTTCAGCAATCCTTCTTCGTTCTAAAGTTCCAACTAAGTTATTCGCTTCTCTAAGTAAATTATCTCTGTCTGCTGGTTTTAAAAAAGGAAAGTTTTTAGGATCACTTAAATTTTGTAGCACTACTAAAGCATCACCTGGCTTACCAGAAATAGCAGCGTTACTTATTTGCTGTCTTACACTAATTCTTGCAACATTACCTCTTGCTGATAAATTTTTATTAGTTGCTTCAACATTTGTAAAATACCCTGTTCTCGCTGCGTTTTGATATAGACCGCCTACAAACTTACCAGGTGATATTTCCACACCAAATAATTCTATCTGAGCTTTAGACTTTTCAGCAGGATTTCCTGTTGCAATAATATTTTCTAATTGGTTTGCTCTTGTAATGATTTGAGCTTTACCAATATCAATCGCTGAGTTTCTGACAGTCTGCATAACTGACAGACGTTTGTTTGAGACATTACTTGCAGCACTTGCTAAAAACCTTTTTTTAACAATACCATCATCAATCTTACCAGCTATTCTTTTACTTGAAAGAGACACAACATTATTATAATTTTTTAAAGCTTTGCTTGGGTTTTGTTGTGCATTTGTCTTTGCTAGTATTTGTTCATTATCTAATATAATTTTAAATTCATTTTCAGCAGCTGCTAGTTTAGAAGCTCTTTCTGCTTTTAACTCTTGTTCATACCAGGCAAGACTTTCTTTTTGAGCGCCGGCTGCAACTTGTGTAAAGGCAGCAGCTCCAGCTGTAAGAGCAGAAGGGTTTGCCTGGACACTAAATTGAGAAGCTCCAACCTTAGATGTTACAACACCCTGGCTTTGATAAGTAGGAACTTTCATTAGGCTGTCGCATAAATTCTAGCGCCGGTAGATGCGCCGCTAAGTAATGATCCAAACGCCTTGATTTTCCCTGCTCTCCTTGCTTCTCTGCCATATAATCTATTTAAGTTACCTTGCATAGTCTGTTGCAATCCTTGTTCTTCAAGTTGTTGCTTACCAACCTGGGCATTATATCTTTTAATATTTATTTCATTGTCAGCTTCCTGGGCATTTGCCAGAGCTATTTTAAGTGGAGTGCCACTATCTGCTAACCACCCATTATATGAATTAGCCATTTGTGTTTGCTGCGCCAACTCATCATAAGAGTTTTCAAATTGCACAATCTGTAGTTCTTCAGCAAGAATGAGCTGGTCCGCAGCAATCTGTGAAGCATCAGCATTTCTGTCATTAATATCAGCATTGTATTTATAAGCTGCTTCTTGGCCTTTGCCCTGGGCCGCATGGCCTGCCGCTGTTGCTACAGTTGATATAACCGCTGCTGCTATTGCTACTTCTACACCCATTAAGTTATCCTCGCTACTCTGTAATAATCAGATCCATCTGGACCAAATTTTTCCATTAAACCTTCTTGCTTAAAACCTAAGAACCTTGAGAACCTTTGAGCTTCCGGCCAATCTGTTCTGACTGCTGCCTGGACTCTTGCAAACTCATGTTCTTTAATTATCTTTTTAAAATCTTTTGTGACCGCTTTAATGATTGGCTTGCTATAATCATGTAGCCTTTCACTAGCCAAAAACCACGCTTCACCGACCCCACTCCATAAAGGTATAATCCCAGCACACGCTATCAAATACCCATTGTCCAGGGCAGTAAACGCTGTTCCAGGGGTGTTTAGGTTGTCAGCAAAGTTCCTAAACTGCCCAATATGTTTTGGCGCACCTTTATTCATTTCACCAGCCAGAATATCCCTTGCGTGTTCTGGCTTGTAATCAACAATAATCATTGATCGTATGTTATCAATCTCGGATAAATAGCTAAGACTGTAAGCGGTAAAGGCTGATCTTGTTTGACAACAACAAAGCCATCAGAGTCGTATCCACCTCTAAACTCAACTTCTTTGTCACCGGTAAACAAACCAATAGCAGTATCCATCTTATCAGCTGAGCTTCTAAAGTGAATTAAATCTAACTCATTTTCTGTACTGCCTACCTTTGCACCAACAGATCTATATAATCTTAATGTTACATCATGTATTCTTTTTGTTTTAGCCTGGGAAGTTCCTTCTGTTCCACCAGCTTCAACTCTCATTGTCTTTAATAAAGAAGAAAAACTAAGTCCTATATGAGCCTTCGTTGTTGATCTTTCTAAAGTTAATGCACCAGAAGCCACACTTTTAGTAGGGTGAGTTGATCCATCAGCTAATATAGCTACTGTCTGCGCTTCTAAATGACTTAATCCACTCATTGACGTTGCAGCAGTACCACTATAACTAAGAGCTGAATCAACAAAAAAAGCATCTGTTACATCAGTTCCAAAATCAAATGTAGAAAAATACTCGACATATCTGGCAGTAGAACCATTGATAGTTCTTTTGACTATCATATAAACTTGGTCCTCATCTAAGTCACCAGGCACAATAGCCAGACTTTCGACCTGGGCAATCCCTTCATCTGTTGTTGTTAGCCTTACTTTATCAGAGCTAACACAGCTCAAGAACCCTGTGCCATTATGATTTGTTTCAGTTATTGTCACAACAGCTGCACTAGGATTAGCTACAGTAAAATCTGCATGAGCGTTGATCCTGGTAAATATGTTATCAGCTGTAGTGTTATTATTTGTATGCGGTCTAAAACCAAATGTTGTATCAGTTGGAGCAGAAGCGCCTGCTGCTTCGCTAGTAAATGTTACAGTAGTTCCATCAGACTTTGTAAATGTTAAAGTTGTTCCCACAGCTATATTTGCATAATCAGAAACAGTAACAGTACATTCACCAAATCTGCCACCTATAATATGTTCATGCCAGGCAACAACCTGTTCTTCTCTCCTATAAGTCATACCAGCTAGGCGGCCATTATTAAGAACGCACCACACAATATTGTCTGGCTCTTGCTGTAATGAAAACTGTTTGATACCACTTTCAGTTATATGTTCTGCCAGAATGGTCATATCTGGAGCTGTATAACTATCAGCATCAAAATTATAAATTAATTCTCTTATCTTTCTTTTTGCTCGCTGCACAAACAAAGTAACATTACCAACCTGGACCGGCTGAATATCAGCTGACCCATAAGTTGTTTGTCTTTTAATCTGTGCATTAGTCGGACTTAATGGCTCTGGAGATCCAGAAGCTGAAACAGCATATTCACCGCCAGACGTTCCAACAATTAAACTTCTTGCTGCTACCAGGTATCTAATAACATTTACCTGGTTAGATCCAATCGTATAAGTCAATGATGATCCACTTGATGTACCATCAGCAAAATCTGTAAAGTCTCCACTAACTGAGAAAAACAAAGTCTGAGGAGCAGTTGCAGTATTTGCAAACACAAGACGTTCTTCAAAGAAACTCACACAAGAAGGAAACCCTGTGGTAGTTGAAAACGCACCTAAAGACCAGGATGTTGAAGCTGTTAGCACTCCTACTATTGTTACAGACTGTCCAGCTGTTTCATTAACCAGGTCAACACTTGGCGCAAATAAAATAGTATCGGCAGTAACCTGGACTATAAGTTTACTTGTTACATTGTTTGCAGAGGTTGAAGCACCTGTAATTGTTACAAGTTGGTTGACTGCAAATCCCTGGGTTATAAATCCACTAGCTGCATCAGTAATTCTGTCATTATGTTCTAGGCCTGTTGAGCTTGGATCACCTTCAGCAAAAGCTATTGTTGATACATTATAGCTTGGCATCAGCTCAGTTCTGCCTTCTGTGTTCTCCTGGACAGCTGCTGTTACAGTTGTTGCATTAGTGAACGCAGTTATTTTAGCATAACCTTCATGCAGCTTTACAATTCTACCTACATCTGTAGCTGCAAATAAATCAGCACTTGCTGTTACAGTTACGCTTCCTGTTCTTCCATTTGATACTAAAGTTGTTGCTGTTGTGTTTTCATCCTGCATAGGCCCACGCCTAAAGTCCACCTCACTCATTGTCCAGGCTGTATGACTGCTTCTAGTAATCACTCTTGGAGAATGATCTGGGTGGACCAGGTACATAACATCAGCACTCTGGGTAAATTTAATCGTGTCTAAATCGGCTGTGGTGTAAGGAGAAGAAACTTCCACAGCAGATCCACTTGATGTAACCTGGCCACCATCTTTATAAATTCTAAAATATGTATTACCAAACTCTAAGACATAAGTTTGCGTTACTGAAAACTCAAATGGTATTAGTCTTGTTGCGTTAGCCGCTGTCTTAACAGAGGCTATAAACTTTGTACCAGGCCTTCTTGATGCACCACCATGAGGATGTATAACAAAGTTTTCTAACCTGGAGCATCCATTAAAATATTTATTTACGTCAGTCCTTCCATCAAGCCTTGGCGATAATTCACCAGCTGTGAAATTTGTAAACGCATGACTAGCTTTAGCCATTCTTAAAACCTTGAGTTAATAAATGTTGGTGTAGCTACGTTAGCGTTCTGAACATCAGTAATAATATTACCTGGCGAACCTTCGGTGGCATCAACAAACCTTGATTCAATTAGTTTCTGGTCATAATTAGCTTTCATTTGCTGCGATAAACTAACACTTCCTATCAATGGATAGGCTAAAGATGCAGCTAAAGCAGCTGATAAAGTTTCTATAAGACCAAAATCATATTCATTTGTGTCTAATACCCTGGCAACATAGATGATATTAACTGTAGTTTCGTTAGTTAATATCTTTCTGCCTTCTACTTTAAATAAAAAATCAGCTGTTTCTAAACTTAGAACACGCAAACAATAAGGATCTGTAGGTAAAGTGTACTGATAAGAGTATTCAAAAGCTGGTGTATCTGTGTCTGCTGCAAGAGATGCTCTTTTAACTAAACAGTTCCAGGGATGAAATCTAAAGACTGTATCTCTTATAGAGTCAAATCTTTGGTTACATAACCTGGCAGCTTTACTATCTTCAGTTAATGAGCTGATAGCACTAGCGCCCAGATCAATCAAAGCATTGTTACATATGTCCACTACTGAAGGCATTTTAAATTCCTATAAAAAAAAGGCAGCATATTTCTATGCTGCCTAAATTGTTAGTTTACAACGTATTCAATAATGAATGACATTGTACCAAGAGTACCACCAGCGGCAGCCATAGTCGCTGCAACGTAGTAGTAACCGCCTGGATCTGTAGAATCTCCAGCTATGGTGTAAACCTTTTGACCACAAGTGTTTATGTCGGCTGCTTCAAAACGAACATCTGCCATTGCTCCGGCATCAGCCACAGCAGTTGCAAAACAATCTTCGTCTTTAACAACACCAGCGCTTGTATATAAGCCAACATTAAAAGTACAACTTCCACCTAAAGTGTCTGAAGCAATTTTCAATGAGGTTATACTAGCGTGAGTTGGAATTGGAGCAAGCATGACAATATCGTCATTGTCACTATCTCCAGCCGCCACCTCTATTGTGCCTTGTGCTATACGAGTTACACCAGATAAAAGGCTGGCATCTGTCATAACTACAGGTGTAGCTTCAAAATTAGCTACTAAATCTGAATTTTTTGTACCCATGTTACAATCTCCCTTTAAGCTGATTCATCACAAAGGACAGAAACCACTTTAGCTTCTTCCATTCGTGTTGCACCAAATGTTGAACAATAAAA